AATTCTGTTAGAGAAGAACGCATGGTCATGATGTCCTTTTTAGCACATGTGCCGGGCTATGATCATCTGGGTCCACAACCAGTGGTTCTGTCTACTTACGAAAGTCTTGTGCATAAAGTCATTAGCAGGTTGATGAATCTTCCTGTCGAGAAAATAACTGATGCCAATGCGAGGGAATCTGTTCGAATATATAGCGATCAGTATATGGAGCTTGGGGGTTTTGTGAAATTGCCCGGGCCCGTAGATGGTATGCTATTTGAGTATATAGCTCGAGGATGTCGAAGAAGAGCACAATATGCGAAAGTATGTGCTGCGGTCGAGAATTCCGCAATGACGTCTTCCGATGAAATGAGGGATAGAGCTTTGTATGGCGGTGTGGCCAAAGGAGTATTGTCCTTTGTAGCGCAAACAGGTCAAAGTATTTGGAATGCTTTGAAGGGACCGTTGGATGCGTGGTCTGCAATGATGAAGGACACTTCTTGGGATGTGGCTATTGAATTGGAACAGGATTATCAAAGTATTAAATGGTATTGGACGCCGGAAGCCAGGGGGGTTTCCGCTCTAGGAAGTGTACCTTCTGCTTGGACAGGGAATTTTGTCGACACTGCTTTACGTCCTATAGTGCGACAGGCCTGGGAGTGGCATGAACAGATGGTGAATGTAACGGAAGTAGAAAGGAAACCTGTGCCGCGTGCTCTAGGTAAGGATAGGTCTGCAGCATTGGACAAGTTGACTGTAGCATATGCTGCTGGTGATGCACCTTTGCCAGTTCGGGTGGCAGAAGAAGTTGTTGGGGTTGAGCCACCTGTTTTGACACCGAGTCATATAGTTGGGGATCCTTACAGTCTTATGCAAGAAAATTATGATGAGAATATGCCTGGGGTTGCGCTTTGCGATATGGATATAAGATCGCATTTAGCTGCGACGTTTGATCGCGATTATAGGAACTCTGTTCTAACTATGAGGACTAAGGGTTATGAAGAGGCCCCTAGAACTATGGTGGTTCGAGAAACTGTACTGAAATGTGGTGTGTCTGGACCACGTCCCAGTTGGTCCTATGAAACTAACCGATCTTTTGGTAAAAGAGTAGGTGGTGCACCTTCTTACCAACATCCGCTAAATGTAGATCAAAAACTTGTGGAAGTTTTTGATAAATTTGCGTCTGTTGTGTTTAAGGATGGTTGGCGTGAAGTGGTAAAAAATCGAGTAGCGGGGGGGATGTGGCAACCTCGTGTAGCTTCTGTTAGCGAGGTTTTAGGCAAAATGCAACCTTCTGGCGTTGGAAAAATTAACGCAGAAAATTTTTCGTTGGCAACTATTCTGATGAATGAGTATGACGCTATAGTAAAGCGCCAGCCGAAGGATAAATTAAATTCTTCGGTGGCGTTTGAACATGGAGCGACACAGACGATCATGTTTCAACCGAGTAAAGCTACTAATGCTTATTTCTCGTCTATTATGTCGGAGGTAAATGATTGTGCTGATGATGTATTAGAAAGTCACGTGTTAATCAATCTCAGGAGAGATAAAGTTGTCGCTGAAAGAGTCTGGAATGACTCTAAGCGACGAACTGCAGGAAATCCAGGAGAAAAAATTATAGATGTGGATATTGGACAATGTGACAAGAGTCAGGGAGAATTCAATATAGAGTTGTATCTGTATCTGTTACGACAGCTTGGAATGCCTCCTGATCTGGATGCATTTTTTAATGCTCTGTTGGGAAAGAAGAGAGCAAGTGCTTGGGATACAAATTTAGCTATGGACTTTATTTGGCAAGTCGTTTCGGGCTTGTTTTATACAATAGGCATCAACTCATGGGTGGTAGCGATGGCGACTGTGTATAGTCTAGAGATCGTTAAAACAGATTTGAGTTGTATGCTAGTTGGCGGGGATGATGTTTTGGTTAGATTGAGAACCAAAGTAGAATTAGAAGATGCTTCTGACTGCTATGCTTCGTTGTTTAATTTCGAAGTTAAAGTTTATGAAACATTGGATCCATATTGGTGCGGTAGGTATATTGTCACTATAAATGGATATGATTTTTTT